GCTGCGCCGGCCGCGCCGAAGGCTGGGCAAGGGCCTGTGAGGCAACTACGATCGGAAGTTCTCGCCTGGGCGCAGGGGACCGCTGTGCAGTGGCCCTCCCAGCGACGCCTCGACGCCGTGTGCGACGCCGAGACGCTCAGGCTGTTCATCCGCGAGGGCCGCTTCAGCTGCGGCCAGGGGCCGCCGCCAGGATGGGAGATTGCCTACGTCGACCTCGAGCGGGTGATCCTCGAGGCGGACCCCTGGTGGGAACCGCCCGAGCTCGTCACGTGGGCTACGTGGGCCGCCAGGTGGGCGCGTCGAGCATGCCCGGCGCTCGGGGACGAATGACGGCAGCGCCACACCACCAGCTGCTGGACGCGCTGCGCAAGAGCGCGCTGCGCGAGCTACTACCCGCCGAGCTCCGCAGCGCCGGCGCCCTCCTGGTCCTCCGCGAACTCGGGGAGTGGCAGCACCTCGACCCCTCCACGCGGCAGCTCGAGGAAGCGACTGGGCAGCACAGGCGGCGCATCCAGAGGTACCTCGAGCTCGCGGTCGGCTGTGGCCTGCTCGACGTCCAGGGAGAGGCCTCGCCCGGCGGCCGCGGTCGCAGCGGCCACGGCCGGCGCTTCGGCCTGGGGCTGCTCGCTCGGCGGTTCGCCGCAGCCATAAGCGGGGACGTAGCGTCCCCGCTTTGCGACGCTCCCGAGCTGGAAACCGGGGACGCTACGTCCCCGGTTTCTTCGGCGCCCGCTCCCGAAAGAGGGGACGTAGGGTCCCCGGTATCGACCGAAAGCGGGGACGAAAGAGGGGACCTAGGGTCCCCCTCACCCTCACCAACGGACTACGGACTACCCCCCTTACCCCCCGCAAGCGGGGGGATCAGTCGATCGGCAGGTGCGAAGGTCGCTGCCAGGGTCACGCGGCCATCGAGGGCGTCGACCCAGGCCTCGCTCGAGGCCTACGCCCGCGAGCGAGGTGCGCCGGTCGAGTCCGAGCGCATACGGCTCGCGCTGCGCAAGGGCTGGTCCCCGGCAGCGATCCGGAAGCGGGTCGACGAGCTCGTGGGGGCGCCCACGGTCGACGACCAGGCCGCCGGCGACCCTCAGGCCTCGCCCGCAGCGCCGGGCCCGTCCACGGAAGCGCTGGAGCTCTGGGAGCGCTGCCTGGAAAACCTGCGAGGGCTGATCGGCCGCCACCGCATCTGGTCCACCTGGCTCCGCGCCGGGACCTGGGGCTACGCCCTCGAGGGCGAGCGCCTGGTGGTGGGCTGCAGCACCGACATCCGCCGCCGCTACCTCGCCGAGCACCTGGTCTGGCGCGAGCTCTACGCCGCCGCCCTCGCCGCAGAGGGCCGCCCGGACACGCGGATCGAGTTCCAGACAGGAGTGCCGGGCGGATGAGCGAGAAGAGGCCCGGCCATGGAGGTGGCGATTGAGAGTGTTCAAGGTGACCCATCCGCTGGATAGTGCCACCCAGGTCCTTATCCTCGGCCGGCCAGAGGACGTCGCCGACGCCGAGCTCGCCGATTCCGAGCCTGGCGATCAGATTCAGATCGAGGTCGTCGAGATGAGCGAGGAGGAATTCGCCGCGCTGCCAGAGTTCGAGGGATGGTGAGCGGGCGCCGCCCTCGCCGCGGCGTGGCATCCCCGACGCGCAGTATCACGATCATCGGCACGCCGGTCGGGAAGCCGCGCCAGACACAGCGTGATCGCTGGAAGCTGCGGCCCGCCGTGGTCCGCTACCGGGCGTGGGCCGACCACGCCCGGGCGACCGTGTGGCGCGAGCTCGGCCGGGACGCCCTCACCGAGGTGCCGCTGCAGGTCATCGTCATGGCCTGGCTACCCCGGCCGAAGCGGCCGCGGCCTGGTCAGGAGCTCGGGGCGCCGCACCGCCAGAAGCCCGACGCCGACAACGTCCTCAAGGCGGTCTGCGACGCGCTCTGGCCAGGGCACGACGAGCGCATCGCCGCGGGCTCGATCGGCAAGGCATGGGACGACGGCCAGGGCCCCAGGCTGGAGGTGCGCTGGTGGCCGTGACGCTCTCCCCGGAGCAGCTCGAGCTGCTCGAGGAGCTGCCCGACGAGGTCGTCTGCCTCATCGTCGAGGGCCTCCGCGACGGCCGCGCGCACCCCGGCGAGATACACCTGGTGCTGACCGTCGACCACGCGGGGCACGTCGACCCGGCGCGGACGCACCTGACACCGACCAGGCGGAGGCCACGGAAGCGCTTGACGCCCGCGCACGGGGAGGGCTACCCTACGTCCGAGCTGTAGTGGCTCCGGCGAGGAAGCGCCCACGCAGGGCGCCCGCCGGGAGGGACCGCCTGGCGCCTCAGGACCTCCGATTACCCCGAGAGGGGTGTCGGAGGTTTCGTGCTTTCAGGCCCAGCAGAACAGCCCGCCCCCTCGACCTTCCAGCGCGCCTTCGAGCTGGTGGTGGTGGCCGAAGGCCTCGACGCCTACTCGAACCACCCGCGAGACCCCGGCGGCCCCACGAAGTGGGGGGTGTCGTGGCGCGCCGTCCGTCTCCGCGACGCCGACCGCGACGGCCGTCTCGACTTCGACCTGGACGGCGACGGCGACGTCGACGAGTGGGACATCCGCCTCATCGAGCGCCCGCACGCCGAGCAGCTCTTCGCGGAGGCCTACTGGGGTCCGGCCGGCTGCGATCTCTGGCCGGCGCCGATCGCGATCGCCGTCAGCGACTCCGCCTATAACCAGGGGCCGCGCACCGCGGTTGCCCTGCTGCAGCGCGCGATCGGTCCGCGAGCGGGGAAGGCTGACGGCATCCCCGGGCCGCGCACCCGCGCCGCGGTCGAGGCGCTCGCCGCCGCCGGCCGCCTCCGCGGGACCCTGACCGCCTTCGCCGCCCGCCGCGCCGACCGCTACCGGCTCCACCCAGAGGTGTCGACCTTCTTTCGGGGCTGGATGTTTCGGCTCATCGAGCTCGACCGCGCACTCACGGGGGCCAAGTGACGACCGAAGCCGTGCTCGTCGCGACCGTCGCGGCGCTCCTGGCCTGGGAGGTCTGGACGTTCCGCAACCGCCGTCCGCACGACACCATTTCGGAGGTCGTGCAGAGGACCAACCGACGCTGGCCGATCGTCGCGGTCCTCCTGGGAATCCTCATCGGCCATTTCTTCTGGCCCCTGTGCGACGCCGTCGAGTGCGAGGCGGTGTGCGAGGAGCTGGAAGCTCAGGAGACTCGATGAAGCTCGAAGACCTGCTCGCGGCGATCCTCGCCGCGCAGACTCCCGCCGCACCGCCTCCCGATCAGACGCCTACGAAGGCCCAGAACGCCGTTCAGCAGCTGCTCGCGGCGCTGCCGACGCTGCTCCCCCTCGTGCTGCCGCTGCTCGTGCCGCTGCTCCAGAAGCTCGTCCAGCGGTCGGCCGAGCCCGCCGTGACATCGCCGAAGGGCCCGACCCCGGTCGACCCGCACGAGCCGATCCCGCCTCCGCCTGGTGTCGTGGAGCCGCCGGCCTTCACCGGCCTCCGCGCCATCCTCGAGGTTCAGGGCTTCATCTTCGCTCAGGGCGGGATCGTCGCCTTCCCGAACGTGACCCGTGACCTCGACGGGAAGGAGACCGGGGACGGCTCCTACTGGGGCGACCGGATCACGAAGCGGAAGCCGCTCAACAACGGGACGAAGATCCTCGTCACCCCCACGGTCTACGACCCGGCCGGCCGGGAGCTCGACTCCGGAGACTGGGACGAGCGGGACTGGATCCACAACATCAAGTACTTCGCCGAGGTCCAGCCCGACCCCTCGAACCCCAACAGCGTCCAGCAGGGCGGCGTGAGCGGCTTTGTCGGGGACGGGACGCCGACGACGCTCATCACGATCGACCCAAAGGGCGCTCCGGCGAACGTGGGCGGCGACAGGTACCGCAACGGCAAGGGCCGCGCGGCGACGATCAAGATCTTTGCCGAGGGGCTCTGGAAGCTCTGGGCCGAGCTGCCCGGTGGCGTCGTGACCGAGGCGGTGGAGTTCCAGGTCCGATGAGGACCCTCTCGCTCCTGGTCGCCGCAGCCCTCCTCTCAGGGAGCGCCGCGGCGGCCGCCGCCGCCGACCCGCCGGTTGACGAGCTGGAGATCCCCACCTTCGAGCTCGCCCTCTCGACGGGCGTCGCCTTCCACCAGCGCTCGAGCGGGGTGTGGGACGGCGACGAGTACGTCGGCGCCCGCGCGACCCTCCACATCCCGGTCGTGAAGCGCCGGCTCTACGCCTTCGCCCAGGTGTCGATCGAGTCGGCACAGGGCGAGCTGGTGTTCGGGGATCCCGGTACGTGGAAGACCGCCCGGATCATCGGTGGCCTGGCGGTCGACCTGGTCCGGCTGAGGCCGGGCCACCTGGGCCTGGTGGTGGCGGCCGGCTCCCAGGTGGCCGTGTCACACACGCCGGAACCGCTCGACGGGATCCCCGACCTGTTCGGGGTGGGAGCCCGCTACCGCGCCCGCCGGGGCGGGCACGTGTACGTCGGTGCGATCTGGGATCGCGTGCTGGGCAAGGGCCCGGACCCGAGGTTTTCTCTCCGGGTCCCGTCGCCCCTGCGAGGCGTGGAGCTCGACATCGACATCATCCCGACGGCCGAGCTCCCGCGCTACCAGGTCCTCGTCGTGGTGCCGTTTCGCTGAAGGGAGGGGAGCAGGTGCAGCGAGCAGAGGTCAGGCCGAGCAAGGGCCGTGACGTGGGCATCCAGGTCGCGATCGCGCTGCTGGCTGTGCAGCACCTGGTGCCCGATGGAGTGCTGACGCCGGAGGGCGAGGCGTGGGTCGCCGGCGGCGTCGCGGCCGTGCTGGCGGTGGTGTGGAACTGGGCGAAGCACCGCTTCGGTCGGGACGGGGGCATGACCGACCGCGAGCAGGGGGGCGTGTAGTGGACCCCGTCCTCGTCCTCGGCGGGTTCGTGACCATCGCGCTGGGCGCCTTCTTGACCACGATCCTGTCGCAGGTCCGCCGGGCTGCGGAAGGCGCCCAGCAGACCGCAGTCGGCATCGCGGAGCTCCGCGGCGAGGTGAGGCAGCAGACTGCCGAGCTCCGGGGTGAGGTGGCTGTGCTGCGTCAGCGCGTGGTCAATCTCGAGGCCAACCCCTGCGAGGACTAGGGTGAGCCACACCGACACCCACACGTACGCCGTGCTCGAGGTGAGCCCAGCGGCACCGACTGCTCAGGCCAAGGGCCGCCCCGGGTGACGGCTGTCCTCGCCCGCCGGATCTGCCCGCGCCCAGGGTGCAGCGAGACGCTGGCGCCCGGGGAGCCCTGCGGTGCGCACGCCTCCAGGCCCAGCGAGGCCAGGCCGAGCGCATCTCGCAGGGGCTACGGGAAAGACTGGCGAGCGGGGCTGAGGGCTGAGGTCCTCGAGCAGGAGCCGAAGTGCCAAGGCTGGGGCGCACCGTACGCCCACGCTGCCACGGACACGGCAGACCACACGCTGCGCCAGGGGGACTGGGGCGGGCAGGACCAGCGGCGCAACCTGCGTGGGCTATGTCACTCATGCCACAGCCGCAAGACCCTGGCCGAGCAGCGCCTCGACAGGGTGCTGCGCAGTAGCGTCCCGCTGGACGAGATGGCCGCTGCTGTGTGGCGGTTCCTCGACGGCGGAGGCCCCGAGTTCAGCGAGGCATGGTGCTCTCGCGTTCTGGAGGGCTCACCCGGGCGCGACTCTCTCGCTGATCGACTCGCGTCGGCGGTCATGAGGGGGACGGTCCTGTGGGGGTAGGGGGGATGGTTTTCCCGCCGTTCTCCGCCCCGGGACCGCTGGGGGACGCCGAGATATGCATGTACGGGTTCCCTTTCCCGTACGGGATGGGGGGTCGGGCCTGAATGCCAGGGCCGCCGCCGAAGCACCCCGGGGTGCGCCGCAGGCGCAACCGTGCGTCGACGACCGCCGTCTTGCGCCCCGAGGCGCGCATCACCAGGCGCCCGAGCCTGCGCGCGCGGGCGACCGGAGGGCCCAGCCCGGAGCGCCCGTGGCACCCGGCGACGGTCCAATGGTGGGAGACGATCTGGCAGTCGCCTCAGGTCGACGAGTGGCTCGAGGCGGACGTGCCCTCGGCGCTCTTCATCTGGGCGGAGCTGATGGATCAGTTCCACTACGACCCGGACCCGAAGCTCGCCGCGGAGCTCCGCCAGCACCGCAGGGATATGGGCTTCACCCCGCTCGACCGCCGGCGGCTCGGGTACCAGATCACGCGGCCCGACGACGGGGAGCAGCAGTCGCGGCGGCGGTCGTCCTCCTCGCGGCGGCGTCGCCACGACCCGCGGAAGGTGCTCCAGATCCTGGAGGGCGGGAAGAAGTGACGACGCTCGTCGTCCCGCCGCTCCCCGAGGAGCCGTGGCCGAGCCTCGGGCGCCACGTCTGCGACTTCATCGAGGCGTACCTGGTGTTCGGGCCCGGCGACCGGAAGGGCGAGCGCGCCGAGCTCGACGAGGAGAAGCGCGGACTCATCGAGCGCATGTACCAGGTCTACCCAGCGGGGCATCCGCAGGCGGGCCGGCGCCGCTTCACCAGGTGTGCCTACTCGGCGCGGAAGGGGTCGGCAAAGACCGAGTTCGGCGCGTG